TATTATAGTACGAGGTTTAAGAAACTATGAATGATAATTACGATTTAAGTAAGCTTCGCAAAAAACCTAAGCGGAAGAACAGCAGGACCAAAGGTAACACCTTCGAACGGCAGATTGCCAAGCTACTCAATGATAGATTCAAGACCGAAGAATTTTCAAGAAGTCCGGGATCTGGTGCATTTGCCACCACCCATACTCTACCTGAACACCTAAAAATTTATGGAGACTTGATTACTCCACAGAAATTTAAATTCTGTATTGAATGTAAAAAAGGATACAATAATCAAAACTTATATAGTTTATATAATTATAGTAGCGACATCTGGAAGTTTGTAGAGCAATGTGAAAAAGATTCTGGAAAATGTAGCAGACTACCCATGGTCATCTTTAAGCAAGATAGACAGCCAACATTAGCCATTGTTCCCTATGATGTAGAGTTCGGACAAGATCTCAAGTACATAGAGGTTATGAAGCAGAAGAAGTACAGGATCTATTTATTTGATGATCTTGTTAAGTGCTGGGACCATTGTTGGTTTGATGCATGAGCTTTTCTAATAGCTCTCTCTGACCTTTGAGGAAGGTTATAAACAACTCTTCTTCCTCAGCACTCTTATCTTCGGACAATACATTTCGATGACCAGACTTTGTACCCATAGTCCACTTCTGGTTACCTCTTGCAGTGTCACAAGAAACTAAGGTGTCCCCTGTCTTCCTATCTACTAGTTTGATGGTTCCCCCTCCTCCGTATTCGAAGTAGGCTTTATTGTCTTTGATCTTTTGCAGGTTATCTTCCACAACAGCATTGTTTAGATACACACTTTGGTAACTATCACCCAACCCTCTAGTGACCCTTAAGGTCTCCTCCATACTTCCAGCAGCTTGGCTGTAGCACATTGTTGCCCAAGACTTCCACCCTTCATCCGTTACTTCGCCTTGTGGCATTTCTTGTTTTAGAACTTCTTGCTGAATATCCTGCTTCACTTTTGCCAGCGCATCCAAATCTTCCTTAGTAGCGTTAGGTCTCATAGCCCTCTTAGCTGCTTCAGCCCTTTCTTTATTTTTAGGACTCTGCTGCTTCTTCTCAAACCAAGTGTTGATCCAAGCGTCAGACATCTCTGGAGTAACTCCCAATGATCCGGGAGTTAGTAATCTATCGAACTCCGCAGTCTTCTCATCAATCTCTTTTTGTTTAGCGCAGCCAGCTTTTTGAGTTCCTGCTCCCGCACAGGAATTTAATCTTTTTGAGTTACGCTTTGCAAAGTCCTTTGTGCCTTGAGTCATGCCACCCGGTACATCACTGCCAACAGTTGCATTACCGCAAATAGCTTGGGTTCTACTACTTGATATCTCACCCACACCCCCCTTACTTTTTGAATCGGTAAGAGTTTTTAGCTCTACCTCCATGACGCAACCCCCTCCTTCGGTTGGAGTCAGCATGTTTTTAACTCCAGAACCTTCTCCCCCACAACCATTCTTAGGGGTTCCTCCAAGCTTCTTTTCATAAGAAGCAGCAACCTTGTCACAGTCCTTATCAAACTCGAACTTAAGATCAGCTTTTGCCCCAGAATCGGTCATGTTTTTGTCCCCTTCGTGGGTAACCTTGGTTGGGATAAGATCTGGATCGTCACCGAAAAGCTGCTTGTCAAAGGTTTGGTTAACGAATGAAGTAACAAGGATAGACATCATGAGTTGCCTATCCGATGGCGTAGATGCCTGTTCAATGAAAGCCTCAGCCTTCTTTTCGTCCATCCCCATCTCCTCAGTTAGCACTCGCTGACATTCAATAACAAATTGGGCATCCTCGTAAGCGGCTTCCCCTTTTGCTAAAAGCTCCCCTAGCGCAACCGACCTACCTACAGAAAAAGTTTCCATCATTTGATCGTAGCTGCCATCACTAAGTGCATCTTCATAAGTATCGGAGATACTTTGCCGCATTTCATGGAGAGCCTTCTTCTTCTCTGCACCAGTCTCAGCTTGGGCGAACTTCGCTTGCCCCCTCATGATGTTCGCAGAGATGGTCATGAATTTCTCTGCTACTGGACCACGGTAAGACTCATTTACACCCCCTGTTTTCGCAGGAGATTCAGGAGGTTTTGCGACAGGAATTTTATACTTTCTCTGATCCTCGTCTGGTAGATTCTCTAGTTGTTTGTTATACCTCTCAGCTTCGTTATTAAGCTGATCAACCATATTCCTAAGAGCATCATTTTTTGGAGAAGACTTCTCTCTAAACTGGAATCCGATGCCCCTAATAAGAACACCCCCGCGAGTAATAGTAATAGACTCAAGAAGCTTGCCTAGTTTCTTAGCTTCGGCCTCACTCATAGGCTCTTCACTGCCTGCTCTTCCCCGTAACTGCCTGATAGATAAGTCAATTTGTTGAAGACCTTCTAGTGCTCCAAGCTTTTCTTCTGGGGAAAGCTTATCTGAATTAAACACTTGCTGCTCTAACCTTTCAACGTCCCCGAAAAAACCTTTGGTCTGTCCTGCGGCTACGTTTGCAAGGGAATCAATACCTCTACCTCTCTTCTCTTCCAGACCGGGTGTGATACCTGCCATTTGTGCAAGCTCTCTAAAAGAGGTTACTACTTTCTCTGTTAGGTCTTGTACTTGCTTGATCATAGCCAAGCCTTGATCATCTCCACCTTCGCCTTCTTGCCCCTCTTCACCAGTGTCGCCTTGGTCCTTGGTGTCGCCTTCTTCCTCACCACCACCTGCCCATGCTTTCACTAATTTGTTAGCATTACTATTTTCTTTTTGCCAAGAAGTAGCCAAGCTTCCGATCTGAGAGCCACTAAGTTTAATTCCCCAACCTGAGAGATTGCTTCCAGTAACACTAACACCTTTTCCTTTGGTTACTTCAACACTTAAATTTTTACCGTTACCTAAGCCCTCTTCTTTATGGCCCTCTTCTTCATTACGAATTCGGCCTAATTCAGTAGCTACATCGTTTGCTACGGAAGCTAGATCAGCCGCTTCTTCCTCACGCAAAGAGAGTCTGAATTTTCTGCGCTTTAACTGTTCGTAATTTTCTAAGAGTGAGTAGTAGTAATCCATGTGTAGTCTATTATAGAAAAAGCCCAGCCCAGATAGTTCTAGGCTGGGCTTAGAATTTACTTATCTAGTTGTAATCTCTTAGACCGTGCTTGCAAGAGCACCGCCGTAGCCAGTATCTTTACCTACATGCTCCATGAAGTCATAGCGGAGTCCAAGTTCGATAGTGTGGAATTCGTTAGTAGAGTAGTTAAACTCAGCAGTCTTCCAAGACTTGGGGTAAACTCCCGTCAGTCGAGTCTCATACAGAGGTTGTCCTCTGGAATCTAGATGAACGATAATCGCTCTGCCCTTAAAGGTGTTGGGTTGCCCCTCTTGACCTTCGGTATGGAACTTACCCGTAGTGGGATCGTAGATCGAAGAGAACCACTGCCACAAGGCATTCGAAACGCTCTTGTTGTAGAAGTTGTCAAAGGTAACCGTAAGCTCCTCAGGCGAAGCCTTACCGGGGTAGAAGACCTTATCGTTAACACGGTTAACTTCGATGTCCTCTACTGTCATGCCGACCTGAGAGACTTGCTTTGCAGCAAGAGTTAGGTCAGTAGGATTTGCTTGATTTACCAGACTCGGCATGTCAAGAAATTGAATCTCGAACTGGTATGCTCTTACAGAATCCAGTCCTTCCGAGATGATGGGCTTAATACTTCCCCTATTGGTATCGGAAGAGACGTAGGTTGCTTTTTGTGCCATAGTTATTTCTCCTAGCTAATGCTCGCTGATTGTGAAGTGAGGTTAAGTTCGAAGATCACCATCTCAGCGGTCTTGGTGGGCTTGATAAGAACTTTACACCACATCTCGTTTCGATCAACTCGAATTGGCGTGTTAACAGTCTCGTTACAGATTACCTTGAACTCGGTAATACCTCTGTTGTTAGAGATGTCTTCCAAGAGAGGATTAATTAAATCTTCAACTCTAGCCCAAGTGAACCTATCGTTTGGCTCGAAGACCAGTCGTTGCGTCGAAGCGAGGATGACCTTCTTGATGTAGATCATCATGCGCCTTACGTTAATCCTATCCAGTGCAGTAGGCTGTCTTTGTGCCGTTCTTTGGCCGAAGATTGCGATACCGTTTTGGGGGAAGTTAACGATTGGGTTGATGCAGTTTCCACCAGAGTATAGTGAATCGCGATCACCTTGGTTGAGTACAACCTCAACATCCGTAGGCTTGGTCAAGCGGCCTCGTACAAAGCCAGCAGGAGCGAACCATGGGAAGGCTACACTATCCGTTACACCCATCTGACGCACACCGTAGATGGCAGGATCTAACCAGCGGTCCTTACCGTCAAAGACTTGGAAGACTTTGACCCAAGGCCAGTAGATCGTAGCGTAAGAACTGTTGATCGCAGCCGTTCTGGTCGTAGCGAAACCGTTACTCCAGTCAATCGCATCGCCAGTTGTACCCACAGCATATGGAGGTGAGACAGCGGCGAGGAAGTCCGTGGTTCTTTCTGCAACCGTAATCAGTCCGTTCTGAACAGATTGTAGGTCACCAACACCCGGACCCGGAGCAAGAGCAATCGAGACATTCAGGATGGGATCATCCAGAGCTTCAATTCCAGTCTTACCACCAGTCGCCTTTACTTCACCAACAATCGTGCTTACCACATCAGCTTCAGCAGATGGGATACCACTATCACCCCCAGCCAAGTTGTAGGTTCCTTGAACCAGCTTGACGAAGCGAGGATCAGCAGCCACTCCAGTAACCCCACCACCCTGTCCACCCGTTAGGGATACAGCACCTACTAAGCTCGTAAGAGGCTTCTCGAAAGAGGTAAGAGGCGTTGGGACAATATCAGTGTATTCACCAGTGGCATAGTTTGCAGTGATGAAGTTCGAGGTTCTAGCATCGTAGTTCGTACCAATCTGATCTTCGATGAAGGCAGAAGAAGTAGCACCTGCGATGAACGACTCAGCAGCAGAGCCTAGATCGTTTACAGTGAGTGCGTTATTCGCACCACCAAGAACACCTACTTCGAAGGAGACACCGCTAGTGTCACCGTCAGTCTTGGTTCCAGTGTTATAGCCTGCTCCGGGGAACAAACTCTTAGCATGGTAACTAGCCTTGGTAGTATCAATACTAGTTCCAGAGGCAGTCCCGTTCGCGGTGGCAGTCCCAGCACCGCCAGTGATGCTTAGAGGCTGAAGGCCAACAACATCCACATAGGTGAGGTCTGTTTTCTGGATCTGCATTTGAACGTCAACAGATGCTGCGTTACCCGCTGCAAGTGCAACGAAGAAAGAGGAAGCGTCAATGCCGTTTGAATCTGCGAAA